TTCAAACCTGATGGTACTAAAATGTATGTATTGGGTGACCATTATAATAGGGTATCTCAATACGCTTTAAGTACTGCATGGGATGTATCTACAGCATCTTATGAAAATAAGAATTTTGCAGTATCAAATCAAATGTCAGCGCCTATGAGTGTTCAGTTTAAATCTGATGGTTACACAATGTACGTTAAAGAAAACACTAATATAATGCAGTATACTCTTTCAACTGCTTGGGATGTAAGTACAGCATCCTATGCAAATAAATCTTTTAATAATCAGAGCCAAGACAGTAGTCAGCTTGGTATGTTTTTAAAACCAGATGGCACTAAAATGTACACAGTCGGTACACAAAACGACAAAATATATGAATACAACTTTGGTACAGCCTTTGATGTAGCAACATTATCTTACAGCAATAATTCTTATTCATTAGATTCTGCTAATGGTGGTGCAAGAGGTATAACAATTAGCTCTGATGGAACAAAAATATACATAGCCGATTATAGTGCCACAGCAATATACCAATATAATTTTGGCCTATTTGTTCCTAATTTTGTATTAACACCAACATGGACAAATGGTACAGTTAATGATGAGCTATATACATTGCAACAGGCTCTTTCTATTGGAGCTAACCGCATGGATAAGACCCAATTAGACGCTGTTGCAGATGCCAACCATTTCCCAACTGGCTCAAGCCTAGACCTAATGATTGCACTGCGTATGGATGCGGCTGCGTCTACACTGCCAACGTCTGATGGTGTGACGTTGAATTATGATGCGGCTGCACTGAATGAGAGTGCGGTGCTTGGTACGGATTATGACTTTTTCTTTCCTAGTAGCACTAAGGTGCAGATTAAATCGTTGGCTGCACAGAACTTGAAGGTACGAGTAGTATAAAGGACTGTAAATGTTTGGTTTTACGCCTCTCGCAAAAACACCAGTAGCTGATGATACAGGCTTATCAGTTGCTCAAATTATTGTTCCTAATTTAAATTTAACAACTACTATTTCGTCTATAATTTTAAATCAAACACATTCATTATCTGCTTCTAATATAGTTTCTAACGTTGTTATTGATACACCATCAATGCAAGAAGAAGAAAATTTCTCAATACCAAACCTGGTGTTAACTACTTCTATTGGGTCTCCGAATTTAGCATTTTTATATAATTTAAACGCTGAAAATATCGTTGTGACAACCTCAATTGGCTCACCAGACCTTATTGAAGCATTTCCAGTAAGTAATATTACAGCAACAGTCAGCATTGATGCGCCAATTTTGACAGAGGTGCATACTTTAGTGGCAAATAATATAAGTTTGTTTTCAGCAGTAGAAAACTTAAACATTACACAAGATCATAACTTATTAGCAAATAATATTGTAACAGTTCCTACATCAAATGTAAGATTTCAGTGGGATAAAGTAGAAATTTCAAGTACAATATGGACAGACGTTTCTACTGCTAGTGATACTTGGACACAAGCGGCATAAAGGAGAAAGTATATGGCTTTAACAATAACAAAAGCAACAGTGGGATCAAATGAAGATACATGGGGTGGTGTCACTAATGCAGCGTTAGATGCCATTGTTACAGAAGTAAATAACAACGCAGACGGTACAAATGCAACAACACCAAATATGACCTCATTCCAGGTTGGCGGTGTTGCGGTTACTTCAACAGCAGCAGAATTAAATAAATTAGATGGCGCAACTGTTACCACAGCAGAAATTAATATATTGGATGGTAATACAAGTGCTACATCAACAACGGTAGTAGATGCAGATCGCGTTGTATTTAACGATGATGGCACGATGAAGCAGGTGGCGCTCTCAGACATAAAGACGTACATTAATGCCTCTGCTGGATCTGGCTCAGTTACAAGCGTTGGTCTTAGTGTACCAACTGGATTAAGTGTTAGTGGCTCACCTGTTACGACAACAGGCACACTAGCAATCTCACTAGCCAGTGGTTACAGCATCCCAACTACGTCTAGCCAATCAAACTGGAACACTGCTTATGGGTGGGGCGATCACGGAAGCGCAGGTTACTTGACATCTGCCCCTGCACCAAGTTCCGCGCAAGTTGGGTCTGCAACAGCAGGGTTAGCCCTAAATGCAGTAGGTACTTATGCGTGGCTTGGGCAAGCAACAGCAGGTACTTTTGTGGCTGGAACAAACTATTCTGGGTCAGGTCTTAAATACAGTGGGTTTTTGTCTACAAGCGTTTACAGCGATGACACAGCCGCATCTATCAATGGATCTGCTCCTAGTGGAACTTGGAGGGCTATGGGTTCGGCTGATAGGGTGTCCAACAGAGCGCCATCAACACTATTTTTAAAGATTGCTAACTAAGAGGTAATATGATGACTATTGTAATTACAGAATATCGCAACGCAAAGTCACTAGACGCCAACAATGACCGAATGGATGTTGAAGTCAATCATCCAGAATACGGATGGATTCCCTACACTATGGACGCAAGTGTAGTTAATCCTTCATTTGATCATAACGATTTACGGTCTCTTATAGGTTCAAACTTTACTGTGTACACTGCGCCAACGCAAGCAGAGTTAGATGCACAAGTAGCAAGCGAAGTAAGAATGATGCGAGATCACTTATTGAAGTCAGAAGTAGATAGCATCGTATCCAACCCACTACGTTGGGCAGATATGGCGTCAGAAAAACAAACTGAGTGGTCACAGTACCGTACAGACTTATTAAACGTGCCACAGCAATCAGGCTTTCCAAATACTATTTCATGGCCTACAAAACCAGAGTAAAATAATGGCAATTATACCACTTAAAATTCCAGCAGGTTTTTATCAAACAGGAACAGATTTGGACGCTTCTGGACGGTGGCGTGAAGGATCATTAGTGCGTTGGCGCGATGGGTCACTTAGGCCAGTAGGTGGGTGGCGAACTAATGAAAATATAGCAAGTATTACAACAAATGCCCCTAGAGGTATGCACACATGGGAAAGTAACGCTGGCGCAAGGTATGTGGCAGCAGGTTCTTTTAACGAATTAAAAGCTGCATTATCAGGTGGTACTGTTTATGATATAGCGCCTACGGATCTAGTTGCTGGTACAGAAAGTGCTGCTGTAAATATAGGGTACGGCTATGGCTTTTATGGCGTTGGAACTTATGGAACACCTCGTCCAGACACTGGTAACTTGGTAGAAGCTACAACCTGGTCAATAGATAACTGGGGTGAATACTTAGTCGCTTGCTCAACTACAGATGGTAGGCTTTTAGAGTGGCAGCTAGGAACAAGTGTAAAAGCTGCTGCAATTGCAAATGCACCAACAAATAATTTAGGTTTAATTGTTACTGAAGAGCGTTTTATTTTTGCACTAGGAAGTGGTGGTAATCCACGAAAAGTTGCTTGGTGCGATAGAGAAAATAATACTCAATGGTCTGCGTTATCTACAAATGAAGCTGGCGATATAGAATTGCAAACATCAGGTCAAATCCAAACTGCAATAAGGACAAGAGGGCAAACATTAATTATTACAGATATAGATGCCCACACTGCACGTTATATAGGCCCACCTTATGTTTTTGGTTTTGAAAGAGTAGGTTCATCTTCAGGTATTATTTCACGCATGGCAGCAGCAGATGTGGATATGGGTGTATTTTGGATGGGAAACGGTGCATTTTTTAGATTTGATGGAAATGTCGTGTCAGAAATTCCATGTGATGTGCATGATTATGTTTTTGGCGATATGAACACTGCACAAAAAAGCAAAACTTGGGCTTTTACAAATGGACAATTTGGTGAAATATGGTGGTTTTATTGTTCTGGTGGTTCAAATGAAATAGATCGATATGTTGCATTGGATTATAAAGAAAATCATTGGTTAATTGGCAATTTGTCAAGAACTTCTGGTACTTCAAGAGGTGTATTTACCTATCCTATGTTAATGGGTTTCGATGGTGCGATGTATGATCACGAAGTTGGGTTATCTTATTTTGATAAGCAAACAATCACTGTTACGGTAGCAAATGTTGATGGTGGCAATAAGTACATATTAGACCAAAGCAATTATCCAACATTAACTTTAAAAAGGGGTTACACTTATATTTTTGATCAAAGCGATAGTTCTAATTCAGGTCACCCATTACGTTTTCGCAATATAGACGATACATCATATTCAACTAATGTAGTTGCAACAGGTACACCAGGTAGCAGTGGAGCAAAAACTACTTTTGTAGTGCCAGATAATGCGCCAGCGTCTTTAAAATATTACTGCACTGTACATGGTAACGGTATGGGTAATACAATTTCTGTAGTCGCTGCTGATAGTATTTTTGCGGAAACTGGCCCTGTAAGTATCGGCAACGGTGAAAAAATCATGCAGGTAACTAATCTTATTCCTGATGAAAAAACACAAGGTGATGTAAATGTAAGTTTCAAAAGCAGATTTTATCCAAATGCTACAGAAAGTACGCATGGGCCATTTACCCCAACTAATCCAACGTCTGTAAGGTTTTCTGGTAGACAAATTCGTATGCGTGTAGATGGAGACACTCCGTATGCTGCATGGCGTGTAGGAACAATGAGAATTGATGCAAAATCGGGAGGTAGTAGATAATGGCTGCACCAGTATTACCACCAATTGGCGATAACATTGCTGCATGGGGTAATAACCTGACTGCCTATTTGCGTAGGCAATTACCACGTTTATATTTTAAAACAGCAGATGATAACCCATCAGAAGATGGTATTATTTTATGGGATACTACAAATAAATACGCAGTGGTTTCGCATAATAATGCATTTAGACAACTTGCAACAAAGCAAGCAACACCGCCATCAAGTGTAGGTTCAAGTGGTGATGTGGCAGGGATGATTTCATGGGATACGAACTATATTTATATCTGTACTGGATCACACGATGGTTCTACAGCAATTTGGAAAAGGGTAGCGTTAGCTAGTTATTGATGGAACATTGGAGATTAAGCCCAGATTTGCAAAGATGTAAGCCGTGGATAGAGGCCGCATTAGAGCATTGTAACGGCACACATGAATGGGAAGATATTGTTGTAGGTATTGCAAAAGGCACTATGCAACTATGGGCAGCACCAAGGGGGTGCATCGTCACAGAAATTGTGGTATATCCAAGAAAGAAAGTAATTAATATATTTTTAGCTGGTGGAGAATTAGACCAAATTATGGATATGGATCACGATATTGGAGTATGGGCAGAACGACATGGTTGCACTGGCGGTATTATGACAGGTAGGTTAGGGTGGAAAAAACCATTAAAAGAAAACGGTTGGACATTGCAGCACGTTCATTTTCATAAGGACATAAAAGATGGCTAAAGGCGGTAGACAAACACAAGAAGTAATTTTGCCAGAGTTTTTGGAAACTCCAGTACAACAACAATTAGGCATGGCGGCTGATTTAGTTCCTTTGCAAAGCACATACATACCAGATACTGGTGTGCAAGTTGCAGCATTATCACCGCAAGAACAATTAGCAAATCAATATACAGACATGGCGGCACAATCTTTCGGTATGCCAACTGTAGATACAAGCAGTTATTTGCCACCAGTACAAAACATGGGTGGAATACAAGGATATTCATCAGCACCTATGACTGAGCAAATGATCGGTAATGTACCACAACCTATTAGAGATTATGCTGAAAGTTTTGGCATAGCACCTGATGGAACAATTGGCGAAAGAGCGCCACAAAATCAACCTGTAGCCTTAGAAATGCAAGGCGGTAGCAGAGGAAAATAGGAGAATAATATGGCTGGCGGTGCAAATCCACAAATGACAGCAAACCCTTTTGCACAAGCATCAGGGGCGCAACAAGCAGCATTAGCAGGTACAGGGGCTGGTATGGGTTATATGCCATCACAAGTACAGGCAACGTCTTATCAAGCGGCTGATCCAGCGGCAATGATTGGGCAGTTTCAAAACCCTTACGAAAGCCAAGTAGTACAACAAAGTTTAGCTGATATTGGGCAAGCGCAAGATATAGGTCTTAATCAATTAGGCGCACAAGCTCAAGCAGCAAACGCATTTGGTGGCAGTCGGCAAGGTGTAGCAGAAGCACAAACTAGGTTAGGATATGGTAAACAAGCAGCTAATATGGTTGGTAATTTACGACAGCAAGGATTTAATACAGCGTTAGGTGCAGCCCAAAATTTAGCAAATGCACAAAACCAAGCATCACAGTTTGGCGCACAAGCTGGCATGACGGCACAACAAGTTAATCAAAGCGCAGGGTTGCAAGGCAATCAACAGCGTCTAGGGGCTGCACAGCAGCTTGGTAACTTAGGTAGACAGTCTTTTGGCTATGGTCAGTCGGTGCAAGATAGAATGGCTGCACAAGGGGCGCAGCAGCGCGGTATACAGCAACAGCTAATTGACGCTGGACGCGCAGATTTCAACAGATACCAACAAACACCAGCACAAGGATTAAATACGCTGTTGGCGGCTATATCAGGAACACCATCTGTCTCAGGTCAGCAAACAAGCTCAAGTCCTGGTTTATTTAATTATCTACAAACAATAGCAATGATGCAGGGGGGTAATTAATTATGATGAACCCTGATCCACAAACAGGTGGTTTATTTAGTTTCTTAAATCGTATGCGTAGACCAAACCAAGCAACTGGTCTTAGTCCATTGCAAAATTTAGGACAAGCACTTGATCCGTTGATACTTCCTGAAATGAGGGCTGGAGAACAAATCAGAGAACAGGGCGCACAGCGTGTTGCTCAAGGCAACAGAAATAAGACTATTGCTGAATTAGAAAAAATGGCAGTTAACAACCCAATGGCGGCACAATTACTTGCAGCAGTCAAAGCTGGCGCAATGACACCAGCCGATGCTTTCAAACAATTAATTACAACGCAATATGATACGTCTGGGAGCATTATAAGAGCAACTGAGAGATTTCCAAATGGCGCATATTATGTTGTTACCGATGCTGGTAGAAAGGTATACAATCCACAAGGTCAATTAGTAACAGGTGAAACAGCAGCCAAAACATTATTAGAGGCGCAAGAAAGTCAAAACTTGTTACAAGCGCAAGGCGTAGGTTTGTCAGAAGCGCAAAAATATCAAGCTAAAACAGTGAACGATGCTTTTGAAAAATCAGACCAAATGACTGGAAGTATTGCAAGTATTGATGAGGCTATACGTTCTATTGATGCAGGTGCGCCTAGAGGCGTCTTTTTCAACTTATTGCCAAATATTACGGAACAAAGTGGTAGTTTAGATAGAGCTTTAAAACAAATGGGATTAGACATTGTAGGATCAGTAACATTTGGCGCACTATCAGCTTCTGAATTACAAGTCGCAATGGCAACGGCATATCCAGAAAATGCATCTGCGCCAGAGTTGCGAAAATTTTTAGTAAGAAGAAAAGAAGCATTGCAAAAATTAAGAAAATACACTGAAGAAGCTGCAATGTTTTTGTCAAATCCTAATAATACACCGCAAGATTGGAAAGCAATCGTTATTCAGAGAAGAAATCAAGCAGAAGCATCTGTCGGGGGAAACCCCTATCTTGACATGGATCTAACCGCATTGAACGAAATTTTTCTAAATAGAGCCTCTTTAAATGAGGTACAAAGAGCGCAATTAATAGAAGCAATAAGGCAAAGGCGTTAGTTTCATGGCTACAATAGATGAAATGCTCAAAGTATTGGAAGCTGAACAAGGCGCAGTAAACGAAACTGTGGGCAATGGAAGCAACGGTAATCTCCTGACACCAGAAGCAATGCTTTCAGAATTAGAAAACCCAACAACGCAAGATGCACCAGAAAAAATTGGTTTGATTGATTGGTTAAAGGGTGGAAAAAGAGAAGATAATATAGATTTAATACAAAATGCACCGTTAAATTTGCCATCACAAAAAGCAGCGCAAATGACTGCTTTGCTTGCAACAACTGCTAGTGATGATCGTTTGCAGTCAGGTATAAGTAAAATTATACCAAATGCACAATTCGACAAAGATAAATACGGAAATTTAGTTGTCATTTCTCCAATATACAATAATGAAGGTAATGAGCTACAGCAGTATACTAGATTTTACCCCAATCCAGTAGGGTTACAAACTCAAGATTTGATGCAAGCTGCTGGCGTTATAACACTTGGTCAGTTAATCTCTACTGGTGTGGGAGCGTTAGGATTAACTGCTGTATCACCACTATTAGCTGGCAGTGTTGTTGGGGCTACAGAAGCAGGGATAATAGAGCTTGCAAGTTCGGTTCTGTCTGATGATCAATTTCAAGTTTTTGATGTTCCTCTTGGCGCTTTGGGTGGCGCTGGTGGCGTAAAAGCAGGGCAGTATTTAGGTGGACTGTTAAAAAGGTTTAAAAGCAGCCCTAAAAGTATCGTTGATGAAAATGGACAGTTTTTACCAAATGTTAAAAAGGATTTAATAGATTTAGGGTTAGACCCTGATACAATAAGTAGAAGTATTGCAGCAGATATTTTAAAAAAAGCCAAAACTGCTGTTGATCCACAAAGTGGTGTTGCTGTTGCGGAAGCACAATCATTACCAATTCCAACATCTATTACTAAAGGTCAAGCCAGTGGCTCTAAACCACAACAACTTTTAGAAGATCAACTAGCGTCTGGGGCGTATGGAGAGACAACTGCTAAAATAATGTCTGATTTTTACAATCGGCAGCAAAATCAACTAACAAGCAATTTGCCTGAAATACAAAAAACGTTAGGTGGTCAACAAGTATTAGAAAGTGGCGCTGGTGGAGAAGCTGCACAAAAAGCATTATTAGAGGCTAGAAATCAAGCGCGGCAACGTGCAACTGCAATGTTTGATGAAGCTGATCAAGCTGGCAGTGCTTTTTTAAACAGATTTGTTGCTGATGAAATGTCAACTGATTTAACAAATGTAGTAAGTAAATATAATCCAGGTGAAATACCGAATACACTTAAATCAGCAACAGAAATACAAGATGTTATATCAAAACGTGGTAGTGTAAAACGCTTGTTTGAAATCAGAACAAGGCTTGTAAACACTGGCGCAATGGGAACGCAAGAAAGAGCCGCAGCTACAGCCTTAAAAAAACAATTAGATGCAAGTTTAGAAAAATATGTTGATGAAGGTTTGCTGACAGGTGATCCAAGTGTTGTTGAGAAACAAATAGCAGCAATAAAAAATTATGCAGATTTTGCATCAAAATATAAATCAGGTGGGGTTTTAGAAAAATTAACTGAAAAAGTAACGCAAGACGGAAATCGTGTATTAAAAGTTCCACCTGAAAGTGTAGCAAATTTTTTGTTTTCCGCGTCAGGGTCAAAATTAACTGCACCTGGTGAATTAGTCAGAACTATGAGAGTTCTAAAAGAAAATTTACCAAAAAATCAATTTGACCAATTAAGGCAAGAGGCTTTTTTAAAAATGGCAAGACAATCTGCTGGTAAAATTGGCGAAGCTGGCGAACAAGAATTATCGGGTGCAAAATTTCTTAAATACTGGAACGGAATGAAAAGAGATAATCCAGTATTAGTGCGTGAATTGTTTACAAAAGAAGAACAGGAATTAATAAACAAATTTGCATCTGTTGCTTCAAGAATAACAAGCCAAGCAAGAAATTACTCAAATTCTGGAAATATATTAGCAAATTATATGCAACAATTAACAAAAACTATTGGTGGAAATATATTCTTTAGATCAGCAGCAATGTTGCCAGTAATAAATTTTGCTTACGAAGGTGCTAAACAAACATTAGGCAGAAGCATGGCATCTAGAGTTGGTGATGTAACAACTAATAGTGCAGTTCCTCTCTTGCCGTCTGCAATCGGTGGCGCAGCAGCAAGTAGCGATATTGGTGGTGATTTGTTATTAGACCAATATAGAAGAACAACAGGCACAAATATACCTAGATAGGAATAACATGCGATTAGAACCATTAGATCAAACACAAATTGAAAGCATTGTTTCCAAAGCAGTACAAGATGCGGTGGATTTCGTGGATAGTGAGATAGCACCACAAAGAATAAAAGCTCAACGCTATTTTGATAATCAGGTTGATATAGGACACGAAGAAGGTCGATCTGGTGTTGTTGCATCAAAGTGTCGGGAAGCAGTGCGAGGCATTAAACCAAGCATACAGCGTATTTTTCTAACAAGCGAAAAACCTGTTGAGTTTGTACCAAAAGGCCCAGAAGATGTTGCAGCAGCAGAGCAAGCCACAAGTTTTATTGCTTATAAGTTTCAAAAACATAATGGTTATAAAGTTTTAAATGACGTTTTCCAAGATGCAATGGTTAAGAAAACTGGTATTGCGTATGTCTATTACAACGACACAATGAAGCCTGAAATATTTACTATGCGTAATCTTACCGACGAAGCTTTTACAGCATTAGTTGGAGAAGACGATGTTGAAGTTTTAGAACATGAAGTACGCACTAGCATATCTATTGATGCAGAAGGTATAGAAATAGAAGTTCCAGAACACGATGTAAAACTTTCGCGGTCTATACCTCATGGTGAAATATGTATAGAAAGTGTGCCTCCAGAGGATTTTTTCGTAGATCGTAATGCGCGTGGAATTGATAGTTATTACGTTTGTGGTCATAGCACAGAGGTAAGGGTTTCTGACATTCTTGCTATGGGTTTTTCAATAGAAGATTTAGATGGATTAGATAACACAGAGTATAGTGTAGTAGATGACGAGGCAGAGTTTGAAAGGCGTGGGTACGCTATTGATGACGGTGAAGATGAGAATGTAAGTGCATCGTCAAAAAAAATAACACTGACACAAGCATATATGGAATTAGATATAGAAGGTACAGGAATACCAAGATTGTACCAATTTTTGTGTGTTGGATCGACATATAAAATACTTAATTTTTACGAAGCTGACACAGCCCCATATGCAATTTTTGAATGTGATCCAGAACCACATGCTTTTTTTGGAACAAGTTTGGTTGATTTAGTAATCTCAGATCAGGATGCTGCAACTGCAATGTTGCGTGGTGTGCTGGATAATGTTGCGCTTACAAACAACCCAGGTATTCAATACGTCGATGGTCAAGTTTCGGTAGAAGATTTGCTTAACAACGAAATTGGAAGAATTGTGCGTGTTAAGTCACCTAATGCTATAAATGAAATGACTGTACCATTTACTGCTGGTAGCACATTGCCAGCGTTACAGTATTTTGACCAATTAGTAGATAATAAAACTGGCGTTTCTAAAATGGCGCAAGGATTAAATCCAGATGTGCTAAAGTCTTCTACAGCAACAGCAATTGCAGCATCTATGGAAGGGCAAACAGGACAAGCGGAAGTTATAGCGCGAAATTTTGCAGAAGGTGGCATGAAGCAAATGTTTCGCTTGATGTTAGAGCTAATGGTAAAAAATGCAGACGGTGACGAACTTATGCGTTTAAACGGTACATTTGTTCCAATAAACCCTGCTGTATGGGAAACTGATATGGACTTAATAGTCACTGTTGGTCTTGGCACTGGGCGCGAAAACGAACGTGCAGCCGTATTACAGCAAACCTTACAAATCCAACAAGGTATATATCAATCATATGGTGCTAATAATGGTGTAGTTACATTGACACAAATCAGAAATACTTTGGCTGATTTATTAGCTCTTGGTGGTGTGAGAAATGCAGATCGTTATTTCATGCCTATGACACAAGAAATAGAGCAACAAATGATGATGCAGCAACAACAAATGGCACAACAGCAAGCGATGATGCAAGGGCAACAGCCTGATCCAAATGCTGCGTTTATGCAAACAGAAGCAATGAAAGCGCAAACCAGAGCGCAAGTAGATATGTCTAAAGCTCAAATGGACATGCAGTATAAAATGCACAAATTAGGCATGGATGACGATTTATCCAGGGATGAAATGGTGCAAGATTTAGCTGTTAAAGTTGCTGAGATTTTAGGTAAATATGGCACTGCTGTTGATACTGCTAGTATTAAGGCAGAGCAAGATGCGCCTAGACCACACAACGATCAGATGATGGGAATGTGATTTGGATATGGAGCAAAAGGCCAAACGGTCTAAATCACTATTAGAAAATGAATGGTTTCAAGAAACCATAAAGAATTTGCGAGAAGAACAAAAATCTATTTTCGCGAATAGCGCACCTTCAGAAGTGGAGGAACGCGAAGAAGCGCACAGTATTATCTGTGCATTAAATGCAATAGAGCGTGAGTTGCAATCACACGTTGATACACTAACGCTACTAACAAAGAAGGGAAAGCACCGTGTCCACGACTAACCCAATCAACGGCAATGATTACCAGGCGGTTGCCGAAAATTTGATTATGGAAACGCCAGACAATCCTGAGAAAACAACAGACGAAGTTGTCGAAGCAATTGTTGACGAACAACCTGAAGTAACTGAAGAAGTTGTTGATGAACAGGATGACGTTGAAGCCCAAGCCAACGAGGACGATTTGGGTGAGGAATACGAAGAAGCTGAACAGGACGAAGTTCAACCAGAACCACAGTATAAAGTCAAAGTAGATGGCATTGAAACTGAGGTAACTTTGGATGAGCTACAACGTGGCTATTCAGGGCAAAAGTATATCCAAAAGGGAATGGCTGATAATGCTGAAACTAAAAAAACATTAGATGAAGCACAGTTACAAATAACCCAAGAGCGCCAAGTGCTTCAGCATTTGGTACAGCAACTGCAAAGTGGTGATGTTCCGAAAGTACCAGAGTATCCATCAGAGGAACTACGAGCTAGTGACCCTCTAGGGTATTTAGAAAAAGAAGCGGAATATCGCAGGGCTGTAGATAAACGTCAAAATTTTGAGCAACAACTACAAGTTCAGATGCAACAACAAACGCAGCAAAAACAAAAGCAAGAGCAAGAATTTCTTAGCCAACAGGCAATGCGACTTGCTGAGTGGATGCCTGAGTTTGGTGATCCTGAGAAACGTAGTGTATTTATCCAAGAAATAGCGACTAAAGCTAAAAAACATTACAACTTATCGGACGAACAGATAGGTACTGTAAAACATGCTGAAGAAGTTATGGTTTTAAATGATGCTTTAAAATGGCGAGAATTACAGGCCAATAAAGGTAAAGCTAAACAAAAAGCTGAAGGTGCAAGGCCAGTGGTCAAGCCAGCAGCAAAACGTGCGGCTAATGCAGGGAAAGTATCAAGGGCAAAACAAGCAGAGGCGAATATGAAATCAAAAGGTGATATAGACAGTATAGCTAATTATCTTTTGAACCCTTAACTTTTGCAGAAAGGATACAGCAATGGCTGTTACAGCAAATACAAACGAGACATATGATGTCTCAACAATCCGTGAGGATTTAAGCGAAGCTATGGCTTCTATAACCCCAACTGAGACTATTTTTATGTCTACAATTGGATCACGCAACGTTGACAACACATATTTTGAGTGGAGTGAAGTTGACCTGGCGGCTACTGGCGCAAACAGGCAGATAGAGGGTGATGTAGGACTATCAAACACAGCACCAACTAACGCTGTTCGTAAAGGTGGTTACACACAGATTTCAGCTAAAGTTGTAGAAGTATCTTCAACCAACCAGGCTGTTAATGGTGTGGCAAATGCACAAACTGTTGCAAAG